CAAGAAGAAATCATCGAACAATATAAATCTATGTTCGGTAAAATATCAACACCTACTAAAAAATTAATTTTGTAATGACTAAATCAACTTTTGCTAAAACTAAAGCACAAATTAAATCCTATCAGTATTATATTTTTTGGGGTGCTTGCACCGTTGCTGTAATGGCAGGACAAATATTTGTTGGTGCAGGATATCAATCAATGTCTAATTCAGTAAAAGACCTTACTGAAATAATTGAAATTAAAATGGAATGGGATGAATTAAACAGAGGTAGAAATAGATCACCCTATATGCCGATGAGTGATTAATGTCTCTAAAATCTTTTAAAACACCACTTCGTTATCCTGGTGGCAAGTCTCGTGCTTGCAAAAAGATGGAACCATTCTTTCCAGACCTTAGAGATTATGATGTATACTATGAACCATTTTTAGGTGGTGGTAGTGTAGCATTACATATTACAAAAAAATATCCTAACTTAAAGATTGTTGTTAATGATTTGTATGAACCATTATATAATTTTTGGTTACGATTACAAGTTGATGGTGATTATGTTCATAGTCAATTACAACAATTAAAATCAAGATATCCTGATCGTGGTTCTGCAAGAGGATTATTTGAAGATGCAAAAGAAAAATTATATGACTTAGATATATCAGATAAAGACCGTGCAGTTTGTTTTTATATTATAAACAAATGTTCCTTTAGTGGTCTTACCGAATCATCATCATTTTCAGAACAAGCTAGTGATGCAAACTTCTCAATGAGAGGTATTGATAAGTTACCAGTTTATAGTAAGTTAATTAAAGATTGGTATATTACAAATGTTGATTATCGTCATTTGTTAGGAGATGGAGAAAAAACATTTGTGTACCTTGACCCACCATACGATATCAAGGATAATTTGTATGGTAAAAAAGGTTCTATGCACAAAAAGTTTGACCACGATAACTTTGCAAAAAATTGTGAAATATATAATTCAGAGATGCTTATAAGTTACAATTCAGACCAATTAGTTAAAGATAGATTTAAAGATTGGAATTGTGCTGAATTTGATTTGACATATACAATGCGTTCAGTAGGAGAGTATATGAGAAATCAAAAAACAAGAAAAGATTTACTTCTCTTCAATTATAATATAGGAGTATTTTAATGGACGAAAGACCATCAGACATGTATCAAGACATAAAGAAACTTAATATGCTCTATGAAGAGATGTGTTGGGATAACGATGACATCATCGAATTTTATCCTGACTATGATAGTAATACAATTATCATTCGTAATAAAACTATGGACGAAGAAATGATTAGTGGATAGTATGTCAGAATTTATTCAACGTCACATCGGACCATCTGAATCAGAACAACGCAAAATGCTTGCTGATCTTGGTCTATCTACCATAGATGAATTGGTAAGGGAAATTGTTCCAGACACGATATTACTTCGTGGTGACAGCAACTTACCAGAGGGTTGTAGTGAACAACAGGCACTTGCAGAATTGAAAGATATTGCCTCTCATAATATTGTAAAGAGAAGTTTGATTGGACAAGGATATTATGGGACGATTACACCACCAGTAATACAAAGAAATGTATTCGAGAATCCTGCTTGGTATACATCTTATACACCTTATCAGGCAGAAATATCACAAGGTAGACTAGAAGCACTATTTAATTATCAAACATTAATTACAGAACTTACTGGATTGCCAGTTGCAAATGCATCATTATTAGATGAAGGAACTGCAGCTGCAGAGGCAATGTTACTTGCTCATAGTCAAAGTAAGAAAAAAGATTTTATAGTTGATGATAAATTATTCCCACAAACACTAGAAGTATTACAGACGAGAGCAAGACCATTAGGTATCAATATAATTAAAATTGATTTTGATGCATCTATACCAATCGCTTTTTTTACTGATGCTTTTGGAGTTATTGTACAACTACCAAATAGTCATGGTAATTTAAGACATCGAAGTGGATTATTAAGATTAGCAGAAGTTTGTAAATGTATGAAAATTGCGATTGTTGATCCAATGGCACAGGTATTAATGCAACCTGTCGGAGAGATGGGATTTGATATTGCAGTAGGTAGTATGCAAAGATTTGGTGTACCAATGGGATTTGGTGGACCTCACGCATCTTTCTTTGCAACAACAGACAAATATAAAAGAAAAATACCTGGTAGGATAGTAGGACAGTCTGTAGATGCTCAAGGTAACAAAGCACTACGACTAGCACTACAGACCAGAGAACAGCATATAAGACGAGATAAGGCAACATCTAACATTTGTACTGCACAAGCTTTACTTGCAAATATGGCAGGATTTTATGCTGCATATCACGGAGCAGAAGGACTTAAAAATATTGCTAATAGAATATTAATTTACAGGGAAGTTTTATTAACAGGATTATCTTGGTTAGGTATTGAAGTTGATAAAACAGAGGGATTTGATACAGTTAGATTTAAAAGTTTTCTTGCAGTTGAAGGATACAATGTTCGATATGAAGATGACCATACTATTATTACTTTAGATGAACTTACAACTCTTGAAGAGATACAAACTCTAATTAATTCACAACAAGATTTAGTGAATAAAAATGATACGATTGATCATATTGTTGAAGCAGTTGGTAGATACAAATGGAAGTATGTTCCAGAAAGAACACAACCTTGGTTAAGACAAGATGTATTTAATAAGTATCAAAGTGAAACCAATATGATGAGATATATTAATGAGTTAGTATCTAAAGATTTCTCATTGGTAAATGGTATGATGCCACTTGGAAGTTGCACAATGAAATTAAATGCAGCATCAGAACTTATGCCTGTAAGTTGGAATGAGTTTGCGAATATGCACCCATTCGCTCCAGAAAATCAAACTCTTGGATATCAAAGAATTATGTTTGATTTGCAAGAATGGTTATGTGATATCACTGGATTTGAAGAAGTATCATTACAACCAAATGCAGGTTCTCAGGGTGAGTATGCAGGTTTACTTGCGATACAAGAATATCATCGAAGTAATGGTGATACAAAAAGAAATGTATGTTTGATACCTACAAGTGCACACGGAACTAATCCTGCATCAGCAGTGATGGCAGGTATGAAGATTGTTCCTGTCAAATGTGATGATGAAGGTAATATAGATTTGAAAGATCTGGAAAAGCAAGCAATAATGAATACATTTGAGTTGTCTTGTATTATGATTACATACCCATCAACTCACGGTGTATTTGAACCAACTATTAAAGACATCTGTAAAATTGTTCACGAAAATGGTGGACAAGTTTATCTTGATGGTGCAAATTTAAATGCTCAAGTTGGATTAGCAAAACCTTGTGAATATGGTATTGATGTATGCCATATGAACTTACATAAAACATTCTGTATTCCTCACGGTGGTGGCGGGCCTGGTGTTGGTCCGATTGGTGTTGCAGAACATCTTGTTCCTTTTATGAATCACAGAGTATCTGCAGCAATTCAAGGTAGTGCATCTATACTTCCAATTAGTTGGATGTATATAAGAATGATGGGTGCTGATGGATTAAGAAAGGCAAGTGAAATATCTTTACTTACAGCAAACTGGTTAGTGCATCGTATCGAACCATTCTTCAAAGTATTATATAAAGGTAATAATGGAAGAGTGGCACACGAATGTATTTTTGATGTTCGATATTTTGATGGTATCAGTGCTGAAGATGTTGCAAAGAGATTAATGGATTATGGTTTTCACGCACCAACATTATCTTGGCCAGTTACAGGAACAGTAATGGTTGAACCAACTGAAAGTGAATCATTAGAAGAACTTGAAAGATTTGGTGCAGCTATGGTAAGTATTCGCAGAGAGATTGATAAGAATAAAGATATCTTGAAAAAAGCTTATGATGGACTTGAAAAAGAACAGAAAAAAGCATTAAATATTTCAGCTGATAGGATTAAAAAATTTCATAAACATCAAATTCCTAAAAACTTTAGTTACAAAGATAACCTAAAAGTTAATCTAGGTTTGACTCACTCTCCAATGGACTCTGCTGGTTTTTATGTTCCTGGAGGTAAAGCAATTTATCCATCATCAGTATTGATGAACGCAATACCCGCTTTAGTTGCAGGTGTTGAGAGGAGAGTGCTTGTAAGCCCAATATCAGATATTAATCAGTCATCTATTGTTCTTGCAGCAGCTCATGTTGCAAAAGTGACAGAATTTATTCGCATGGGTGGAGCCCATGCTGTTGCTGCACTTGCATATGGTACTAAATCTATTTCACCTGTAGATAAAATTGTTGGGCCTGGAAATGCTTACGTTGCAGAAGCTAAAAGACAAGTATTTGGTCAAGTAGGAATTGACTCAATTGCCGGACCTTCAGAGGTTTTAATCGTTTGTGATGAAACAGCTAACCCTGATCATGTTGCTATAGATCTTTTATCACAAGCAGAACATGATGAATTAGCACAGTCAATTTTAATAACTACAAGTA